GTTCTACTATGGAATATTTTGCAAACACAACAGGAATTTTAACCAGTGTGCTTGGATCTTCAGATTCGTTTTCGGACGATGGCGTGAATCTTAGCCATTGGACAGCGACTAAGGGTGTCATGATTTTATTTATGATACTTTTGTTAAAACTCGTTGTAATTCCACCCCTTATGGCAATAGGAGATGCCATCAGGAGGCTTTTAGCCAAACCTATCCCCTTAGCGGCACCGCGAGAGGTGTTGGACCTGACTAATAGTACAGCCCAAGTAATGATTTGTAATGGCAAATATGTAACTAGATTCCAAACGGAAGAATATGACATATTGCTGCCAACCAAGGATTATGCTGTGTCGGCAGTGCGTACAGAGGGACCCAGCACTCATCATTTGATGGATTGTAGTTATGGATCAGTCGCTATGACTAGATCTAGAAGCTGCTTCTGTCTAGTTAGTGGTAGACATATGTTGGGACAGGGTGGCCGTGTGAGGCTTCCTTTGAAGGCAAATCCAGACTGTTTACTTTTGCCCCGCCATGTTGCTAATGCAGCATTGGACTATATCGTGGCAGGAGAAAGAGTCGACTTGATTGCAAACGGCAAGTCCGTTGATGCAGCACCTTTGTTAGAGAAAGTAATCGATTTGGGCGACACAGATTTAGTCCGAATTCCCTTGCAAGGTCTCAGCAAAGTTGCGTGCTCAACACAGCTCCGTGCCGCCGAGTTAGCTAAAACACGCGATAGGGCAGTCAACTTCGTCTCATACACTTTCAATCCAGAGAGTGGAGAGGCACGTGTTGAATCCGCCCACGGTGATCTTACTAGGCCCAGCGTTAACGTTGAGTTTCCGGGCTTGTTATATCACAATGTATCCACGACGGTAGGTAAATCAGGAATGATTGGCTTTAATCGTCAAAACCAGTTGATGGTCATGCACGTTGGATCGGCGACCGTTCCTGGTTTAAATGAATGCATAGATGTAATGTCTTTGTACCGACGCCCACTGCAATTAAAGGAAAATGCCATACTGCGTAGAGAATCTCCCTACACTACTCGTGATCTCGAAGAGGACATGATAGATCCAGCTGATTTTTATGATTACTTGGATAAACATGATGTCCAGTTTCGTAGATTTTACGATCCGGATTTCGAGTTTGTGCGGGTAGTAACTGAAGATGGAAAGTATTCGGTCATGTCTGAAGATTATTATCAACAGTTACGAAATCGTGAATATATCGAGCTTTACGAAGATGTTGACGACAGAGAGTATTTCCGTGGTGAAACAGGAGGGATGGCTTGCGAAGAGAAGAGCCCAGCTGAGGCTAATGTTGTGTTGACACAACAACAGGTTGACACACTCGAAAGTGACGCTGACGGTGAGCACTTAGCCACGATTGAGAAACTCAAAGAGAAACTCCGTATCGAAGAGCAAAGGCTCAATGTTGAATTGAACCGTAAGAAGGAGGCAGAAAATGCCGCGCGATTACGCAAGGAAGCAGAAGCGAAAGCGATCAAGTTAGAGGAAAAGCGTGTCAAGGAACAGCAAGATTTGGAGGAACGTATAGCGCGAGTTATAGAGAAGCGAGAAAAGCTTGATGTTGAAAAGCCAGCTGAAGATAGTAAATCATTATCGAAAGGGGCTAGACGACGCAAGAGGCGACTCGTTCCTACTTCTAAAATGGAGTTAAAACCGGTCGTGCGCAGTACCCAAGAATCAAAAGTGCAGGATTTTCGGCCTGTGGTCTAGAAGGCTATAGTCTTCTAGACCGAACAATTGTAAGAGAGCAACCCGAGATGGTTTCAGACGAAATTGTACGTCTGGGACATGTGTCTACGAATCCCTACCAACACGTATCGAATAAAGAATACGCGGCATATCCAAAGGATGACAACTGGGCTAAACTAGGTATCGACACTTCTCAGTATATACAACCCGCGAGGGGACCTATAGCTGAACTAGAGTCGTTGATATCTCAGAACGCTGGTGTTCGCCATGTAGAAGAACCGCCCATTGAAGTATTAGATATGATAGTAGAGATAGTTGACAACAAGTATCCTCGGTCAATTGATCCATTTGATAAATTACATAGTATGTCATATTGGACGAACTTTATATTGCCGCACGTTGTGGCCGACTCCTCACCGGGTTGGCCCACTGCGCAGATAAGTGCGAAGAATGGTGACATATTAAGTAATCCAGCGTTGGCGACTTTAGTGACCACTCTGGCGATCAGTAGGATAGAGAGACTTTCTAAAATCGAACCTGATGTACTAGAACACCATCTTCAAGATGACCCTTTGTGGGCACTTGACAATGATTTGGCTGACGTGCATCGGATATTTGTGAAGAAGGAACCACATCCTATGCGTAAGCTAGAGAAGAGATCATGGAGGTTGATAAATGTGTTGTCCCTAGTAGACAACCTGGTGGATCGATTCTTGTTCACCGAACAGGATTCAGTTGAATTGGCTACGTGGAACTCTATACCATCTAAGTGCGGGTCAGGTCTGACAGATGCAGATGCACGTCTGTTAGCAGAATATGCTAAGGATAATCGTCTAAATTTGGAAACTGACGTGTCTGGATGGGACATTAAGGTTCCTTACTTTCTTCTTAAGCTTGATATAGAGGCTCGAAGAAAGCTAAATCACGGATCTATATATTGGTACAATGCCGCTCGCAATGTCACGACACTAGCCGCGCATAAGATAGTTATGTCAAGTGATGGTTCCTTGTACAGAAGACTAGTTCCCGGAGGTCAATCCTCTGGTCGAAAAGTAACTTCGTCATCGAATAGTCGCATGAGATTTATGCTTCATGTGTTGGTGTCAGATCATTTTGGATTTTGCACCGTAGGGGCAATGACTCAAGGTGATGATTGTGTTGAGCACCTGCCTGAGAATATAAGCCCAGAAGAATATAAGAAATTTATGGGTACTCTTGGAATAACCATTAAATTGGCCGAGAGATGTTCTCACGCCGACTTTGGATTTTGTAGCCAACGATTTACTGAAGAAGGAAAGCACGTTATTCCCGAAAATGTTGGAAAGATGATCTGTAATTATACCTTTGAAACAGATGAACAGTGTATTGAAGAGGCATACGCAAGTTTGCGGACAAACACTAGACACTGCGCCAACCACAAGATCATTGATTACGCTAGGGAAATTCTGGATAAACGCTTGAGCGCGGCGTCCAGAAAATTGAACGAATAAATAAATCGTTGATAACAGAACATGTCTGTGTCTAACTACAGTCGAGGACCTACCATTAGTAGAGCGAAAACCATGAAGGATTTAATCAAGGGCAAACACCTCACACCTGACGGTGCTGATTGGTTGACCCTTCGTATGGATCCTTTTCATGATTTTAATCGCCCTATTTCTGGATACCCCGATTCAGATAGTAATGATACTATTGTATCTGTTAGGAACTATGAAACGGTGGTTACTGAACCAGCTGGATTAGGAGCTAACTGGGATATGCATGTCTTCACTTTGCCATTCGTATCCGCGACATTGTTGAACGCTACAGCCACAGCCGGACAGATTGTCAACTCAGCAACTCCATTTAATTTGGGGATTGTTAATGTTGCTAAATCTGCAGCTGGAGAGCCGTTGTTCACTGTTGCAAATCCTGTGGTCAGTGCTAATTTTAGCATGACCCGTATTGATACGTTTGATGGAGTAGAGGAAGGATTAAGTAGAGTCATTGGCTTCGGAATTGAAGTCATAGACACAACAGCCGTGCTGAATAAGCAGGGCTCGTTGGTAAGCTACAGAATGCCATCTACCAGTCATTCGACTACAACAGCCGGACATATCAACCAACCCGGAACTCACCAATGCCAAGAAATCTTTCAAGTTATCCCCTCGCCACCTTCTACCGTCAACGAAGCAATATTGTTTCGGTCGTCTGTACAATGGGAGGCAAAGGAAGGAGCTTATATGGTTGTTGGCCAACAGGGTGTTGAGAATCCGTTTGTATTGCCGGTGAATATGGGAGCTGTCATATCACAGGATAGCACTATGTTAGGAGCTGCAAAACAGGTATTAGCTACCGATCTTGTGGCCACTACCGCTCTCCAAGTCCCTCCCTTATTAACAGCAACACTACCTTCATCGCATACCAAGATGTGTAATGTCACCCAGAGCGGCATTATGCTCACAGGACTTCATACCGATGCTTCTATCAAGATAAGAGTACGAGTGTATGTTGAGCGTGCCCCCTTGAGAGGCGAGACAGATTTGATTCCTCTTGCCACACCTTCAGCATGTTATGATTATAAGGCACTTGCGTTGTATTCACAGATAACCCAATCTCTGCCTATAGCCGTGCCAGTTAACTTCAATGCCAAAGGCGATTGGTGGAAGATCATCCTGAACACTATCAAGAAAATCGCTCCAACCCTCGGAACTGTTTTGGTACCTATACTCGGGCCTGAGGCAGCGACCATTGGTGGTGCTGTTGGTAATTTAATGCCTACTTTCAAAGTAGGAGGCAAGCAACAAAACAGGAAGCCCAATCCTAAGAAGAAGTAAACAAACG